ATAGATAATATTTTAGATATTTTATCTATATTGATATCAGAAAGAAAAAAATTACCAACTGAAACATCCAATGATATATGGAGTAAAAGAGATCAACAACTCGGATCATCTAATATTTCAATAAAGCCACAATATTTAAATTATGAAATTTCTATTCCATCACAATTATTAAAATCATTCTCTGCTAAAGAAATTGAAGACATATATTTAGGATTTGAAAAAACATATGATAATTTCGAAAATAAACAATTAGAATATACTGAAAATGATTTATCAAAAACTATAAACAAATTTAAAGATTCTCTTCCCAAATTATCAAATCTTTTAGAATTTTTCAAAACATCATTATCTGGAATCGAAAAACAAAAAGATGAAATTGAACAAGATCAATCTTTCATAGGATATGATGATGATTTAGTTAGAAAATATTTTCCAGATACTGAAAGTGAAGAATTTAAAAATTTCACAAACTGGTATACAGCTAAAACAAAGTATGAAGAAAAATTAAAGAATGATCTTTTGGAAAGAATATTCAATTATCTTTCTAGTATGAAGGAAAAAGAATCACCAGACGCTGTTGAGAATGAATTTAAAGGAACTGATTCCGATTTAATGAAAAAATTACAAACTTATGAAAATAAAGTTAGAAGTTTAGAAAAAGCATACAAATATAGACCAACTGATCAATTAAAATCCGAAATAGATAATTTAAAAGAGATTATAGATTCAATTAAATCCAAGTATAACATAGAAGAACCACAACAAGATGAAGAAGAATTAGCGGTCATGGATTATATGACAGAACAAGTTAAAAAAGATAAATTATTAAATTCAAAAGGACAGTTTGTTGAAAAAATGAACAAAAAACCATTAAACTATTGGCACTGGAGTCAAATAAATGGATAAAATAAAACCCCGCTTTCGCGGGGTTTTTGTTATTAATCTTCTAATATCTCATCTTCATCTTCTTCAATTTCATCTGGGGGTATTTCTCCAACTTTATTACCATACGACCATTCTTGTTTTAAACGAGATTCAAGTTCTGGAAGTAATTTATCCCACACAGATTGGTCCTTTCTCCAAGATTTATAAAATCCCAGCTTTTCTCCATTCCAATCTGTATATGTAGCTCCATTAGCAATAACTACACCCATCTCTTTCATGATGTCAAGTAAACCAAAATACTTGTCCAAACCTGTGGCGAATGAAAGATACATCTCACCTTCAAGATATTGTTTGATAAAGCGATTTTTAACAGTAAGTGCTCTAATAATAACACCAGAATAACTTTTCTGTCCAGCTGCTTTTGTATCTTCGATTGTTTTACCTCCATCATCTTTCACTGGTTTTCTAGCTAATTGAATGGTTACAGAAGGTAGATAAATTGCCGCTTTACCACCAGCGATATTTTTCTCAAGAGTTGGATACATTTGACTAGGATCATCATACACATGATTTGTCATCAAAATGGGCGTTTTGGTCATTGTTGACATGTTTGTACATGTTTTCAATAAACTTTTTATACTTTTGGCAAAGGTTCCCATGTCGGATGATGTATTTTCTTTATCCATTCTGCTGAGTTCCAATTCGCTTTGTAAGTTCGCTAAAGAATCAATTGCAATAATAAATTTACCTTCCAATCCTTTTTCTTTTACTGATTTTAAAAGTTTGTAAATTGAATTTCTTGTATTTTCAGCAGTTTGAACATTTACATATTTTACTTTGCTAGTGTCAAGACCCATTTTAGCAGCACTTTCTTCATCAATAGCACCTTCTGTATCATAAATCACAACTTGCATGCCCTTTTGTTGAGCATTCGCCAAGATCTTAAGAATAAAACCTGTTTTGAATGTCTGGCTGGGACCAGCAAATTGTGTTACACGACCTCTAGGAACACCACCATACAGTGAACCAGAGATCAGTGCATTTAATACCATCGATCCAGTGTCAATCCAATCATCAATTCCAGTTAACTTACTGTCACTTAGATATGATGAGTATGGTGTAATATCATCGATGCTGCTCAATACATCATCAATGTCTTTTTGACTGCTGTTTTTTGCCATATTACAGATCGTTAATAGAGATTACTTTAGGTGAATTTTGAGCAACTGTGTCTTGCGGGGTGTTAATCTTTTGATATTGAGAAACGATACGATCATCTAATTCAACATCAGCAATTGCGATATTTGTTTTGGCATATGTCCAAACATTTTTATCACGGCTTTCTTTACTGATAAATTCAAAAAAGAATAGAGGAAATGTTTGAACTTGAAGTTGACCAGATGGTTCTGGTTGAACATGAATAATAACAGGATTATTAATACTGACGGTAGTGGCATCTGAAGATGCCAACACACCCATGATTGTTCTTCCGATTTGGTCTTGGATTACGATATGTTTTTCTTTCATATGATTTAATTTACCGTATCTTATTCTGAAGTCAACATCTTTCGATGTTCTTTTAAAATTTTATTAAATGCTTTTCCGACATTGTGTTTTTTAGAAGCTAATAATATAAAATGTTTCATTAAAGATTCGAACGTTTTTATAATTAAGTTATGTTTTTGTGAAAATTCTTTAATTTTAGTATATTTTTTTCCAAAAATAATATCTTCAAATATTTCTAATGTATATTCCATATTTTCAGAGGAAATATTTTCAATTTTCTTTTCAATAATTTGAACTTTCACAGGCTTTTGTTTTTTAACTTGTAATATTTTTAAACGTAATTCTTCCATTTTTGGGTTGTTAAACGGTCCGCTATCTATCCCATCCAGCGCTTTAGCTAATTTGTCATGTGCTTCGTTTTCTGCAACATCCAATCCCTTATTATATGCTTCGTTTATTGTCATATTTGTTATTCTGAGAAAAAATCTAAAAGATCTATTTTAACATTTTCGTTAGGTTTTCTTAAAATCCATCCAACGGCTTCGTAGAAAAATTCAATATTTCTGTACATTAAATTTTCAAACATTTTTTCATAATCAATTTCAAATTCTTTTTTAAATTCGTCAGGATAATTACCTCCGTATCCAACAACATCAATATTATATCTGTTTGGCTTTTTAACATTAATATATTTTATCTTATCACCTTGTTTTAATTTTGGATATTTTCCACTTATTTCTAATTTTTCAAGCAATACATTGTGATAATGAGCAGCCTTCATGTGCTCTTGCATTCCTTTAGCTATTTGATTAAATCCATCACAATCAGAACTATACTTATCGAATGTATTGATTCCACTTATTCTGGATATCATTTCATGAGGTAATGTTTTAAAAGTCTCATAAGCTTGATTAAAAAGAGAATCTGAAGTATTTTTATTTTTATCAATTATCATACTTTCTATGATTTCCTTCAAGTATGGTTTAAGTTTTTTAGGCATTGTAGTTTTAACTACAGAAACTCCTTTGTATTTAAATTTATCTACTTTAAAGCCTTCATCATCAATCATGTGAAGTACGTAATATTTTTTCTTTAAGAAAATTCCAGAATCGCATATCGTTTCTCTTTTAAAGACAAAACGAGGATCTAAACTTTTCAATTCATTCTTTGCCCAGTTTGTCATTTCTGTGTTTATATAATTTTCAATATAATCACAGAAATTTAAAAAATCGGGATTGATCTCATCGTTTTTGTAAATTGGTATTCCTTTCTTATCTAAACATTTTAAAGAAACATATAAACTATCCGTATCATTGTATATGATAGAATCGTTCAATTCACATTGAGTTAATTCTGGATATTTTTCAATTAATGATTTTTGAAAAACGTCATTTGAACTTTTAATAACAGCCTGTCCAGTTAGCGTTACTGAAGATGCAATATCATCATCTCCCATAGGGGCATATGCATTTCCCATATAACCATACAATGAATTCAAATTAATTTTGTACGCATATTGAATAGAATCATATCTATTTTGTTCAGATTGAATAAACTCTCTTTCTTTTTTAGAAAGATTTTTATCTTCTTTCAATTTAGTTTTACAATCTTTCATCGCTTTTTGCATTTTCTTTCGTTCGGAATACAACCAATCTAGATATTCAGGAACAATGCCTTTTCGTTTTTGAGAGAACAAAAATCCAGCTTTCGTAAATGCTATTTTTTCAGCGGCTATATAATTTTCAAATTTTTCCTTATCAAATTCATACACTCTACCAGTAGCATGATATATCTTGTATGTGTTTTCAAATTCTTCATATCTTCCAATTTTTGTTTCTGGAGAAAGATTCAAAGAAATCATAACACTTGGATATAGAGAGTTGGCATCGAAACTTACCAAGTTCTCAGAAAGCCCTCTTTTCGGCTCTCTAACATACGCTCCTGGGTTTTTACCATCCTTTATAGGTCTTATGAAGGTTGGGATTCTTTGGTTTCTTTTTCTCGCTTGTACAGCCAAAGCTCCATTCATAATAGGAACTGTATCAATAGCCTTTTCAATATTGGTTAATCCAATATTTGCAAGGAATCTTAAAGTTTTCATATATCTCAATTCATCATCCAACCTTACAAGAAGTTCAACGTCGAGAATGTTATAGTCCACAAAGGTTTTCCAATCTTTAATTGACAATTCCCACAATTGCCCTTCATATTCTATTTTATTTTTACCAAGCTCGACTTCAGCAATGTAATCTAACTTATACGATTCTTGCTTATCTAATTTAAACTTTTGATAAAGTACCATATAATCAACTGATGATACTCCTTCGATTACAATTTGAATAGGCGGCTCTCCAAATTTAATTCTTTTTTTAACTTTTTCATATATACGTCCTATTGGAGATAATCTCTTTTGCCATTCTTCATCCAATACAACAGCAATTCGATTTACCAAATAAGGCATATCAAAACCAGAACTATTCCATCCAGATACAACGTCTGGATAATCATTTTCCCAAAATTTAATAAATGTTTTTAATAAAATTTCTTCACTTTTACAATGAATATATTTTATTTTTTTATCTGTAATGTGAGAAGCATCAAAAGGTTTCAATCCAAATGTTACATAACGTTCTCTTATAGAATCATAACATGTTATTAGGTTGATGATATCTTCTGGATTTTGAATATCTGGAAATTTTCCTTTGTTACTGAAAGTTTCAATATCTATAAACATTACTTTAAGAGGAAATTTAGAAAAATCCTCATCAGTATTTTGATGCCAATAATTATCAATTAAAAATTGTTGGGCTGGTGGTAAATTTTCAAAAACTCTTTTTATATTAGAATCTTTTAAAAATTTATTTCTTTCAAACCCAGAATCGAATTCCTTTTTTGTTAATTTGGTTTTGAATATACTTTCTTCTTCCCCGTTGACCTTTTCCAGTAAAAGATATGGATTAAAATCCAAATCATACTTCACACGATTTCCATCGACATCCCAAGAAAACAAATGGACGCATCTTTCTTTATTGTTGTAAACGCAGTTTCTGTACACTACAACAAGTAAAACACGTTTTTCGAAATTGTCAATTGAACTTCGGTATGTATTTTCTAGATGATGAACCGTATGGAGTATCAAGGGCTTCCATAAAAGCTCCTATATTTTCTGGTCTTTCTAAAAATCTCGTTTCTCCAATTTTACGAAGTTCTGGGATTAATTGATAATATCTAGCTCTATTTTTCCAATTCAATAATTCTTCTACTTTGTTTTCTAAATCTTCTCCTGTTTTAAATTTTAAAACATTCAGCGCATTTTCATATGTTGTCATATCTTGAACTAGACATGGGATTCCCAAACATGCAGCTTCAATGTATTTGATATCAGATTTACTTCTATTAAATGAATTATCTTGCAAGGGAGCTAAAAACAATTGAGCATTTAAACTATCTAAAAAGTTAGGGTATTCAATTAATGTTTTCCAAGGATGAAATTCAATTTTTCTATTTTCAACTAAATGTCTAATGGGAGGAGGTACAGCTCCGATAAAAACAAATTGATATTTATCAACATTTTTAGAAATAAATTCTATAACATGAGTAAAATCATCTTGTTGTTTTGTCTTATTTCCAACATCAAAATGTGCTCCAGATCCTGAATATACAATGCGAGGTTTCTTTTTATTTTTATCAAAATTATCAATGATTTTACGATAATTGAACTGATGACCGATCCACCAATATGGAGGGAAATTAGGTATTACCGAAATTTCTTCTTTACCAGTTCTTAATTTATATAAATCTCTCATGTGTTTACATGTAACTGTAACCTCATCAGACATATTAATCATATCAATGCAGTTTTGGCGAATTTCATCATTATCAAACGCTGGCTTATAGATATTATAATCTGGAATGTCTTCTCTGAATACGACATCATCAACTTCATATATAATTTTAAATCCAAGTTCTGGTTGTATACTTTTCAAAAACTCAAAAAACATTTTCTGTTCTTTACTTGCTTGTCTTTGAAGCTTAATGGTTTTTATATCTCTGTACCATTCTTTATCAAAAATCATTTTAGTAAGAGATGCTGAATCTCCCATGTTGGACATATTGATATGAAGTTCTGGCCAACCTATTCTCCACTGACCACACCCCTGACGATCTGCCATGAAATTTAAATATCTAGCTGGTCCATTTGGAACACTATTGATTTCTGGTGCTTTGGAAATTACACTATTTGAAAATGGTGATGTTGGAAACGGAGATGGAAATGGATTAGAAAACATATATATTGTAGTTATATTTTAATGTAAAAATGTCAATCTTATTGATAAACTCTTCTAGTTATTCCGTTTTCTTTTTCTAAGTTGACAATTTCACCATCTACATGTTTAATGGTTTCTTTTCTATGCGATATTGCATATACAGACATATTATTTTTATTAATTCTACTTTTCAAAACATTAATTAATAAATCCAATCCTCGTTCATCAAATGCACTATCGAAAATTTCATCATAAAATTCAAGATTTGAAGAAATTCCACTAATTTTTCTTCTCATGTCTGAAAAACTCAATACACATGCGATATCAACGCTTCTTTTTTCCGCTCCTGACAAATTACTGTATGAAAATTCATTTCCTTTTTCAGTAGAAATATGTTCATCAAAATATTCATCAAATTTACATTTAACATTCATTCCAAGATCAGTTATGTATGTTGAAATAGTGGAATTTAACATACATAATAATTTCTTTATAACATAACTTTTAACACCCTCTTCGCCCAATACAAATTTACAAATTTCATAATCTGAATCCTTTTGTTTGAAGGTATTCAAATTTTCTTCTTGTTCTTTTTTTCTAGTTTCAGAATTTTTAATGTTTTCTTCGAATGAATCTGTAGATATGATAGAGTTTTTAAAATCATCATTTATATTTTTAAAAGACTCTTCATATTCTTTTAAGATATTATTCAAGTTTATTCTTTTTTGAGTTGTATCTTTCTGTTTTTGAATTTCATTATGAACTTTTGAAATATTTTTTTGAACTTTTGCTTTTTTATCTAACCAATCTTCTTTTTGATTATTAATTTCTGTTAAATTAATTTTATATTCATTTATATTATTTTGAATTTCTTCTTTTTTAGAATTAATATACTTTATATGATCGTGTGAAATATTTTGAAAACACTTATCACATTGAACTTCATCAACGGAGTTCATTTTCATTAATTCTTTTTTCAAAAGATCAAGATCTTTACTTATTTCAATGTGTTTTATTTGAAAATTTCCAAGTTTACCATCGATTTTTTTCCAAGCATCTTCTAATTTTAAATATTGATTCTGTAATTCGTCAATATTTTGATTTTCTGGCAATTCTTCAATTTTTATTTTAATATTTTGAATTTTATTTGTAATTTCTTCCTTGCGTGTGTTTAAGAGTTGAGTTCTTTCTTCTATTTGTTTCTTAATATCATCAAATTGTTTTTGATAAGTGGCGATAGATGTTTTTAATTCTTCGACACGTGCTAAAGATACACTCATATCGTTTTTATTTTCACTTATATATTTTTTAAGATCTTTCAACATCAAACCAAATATTTCAATGTTGAAAATATCCTCAATAAATTTTCTTTTTTCAGCAGCATTCTTCAACATGAATGGTGTTGTGTCACTCAATGTCATTATATCACAACTTTTATGGATAATTGGGTTGGTTCCCAATAAATCACAAATATATTTGTTGGTATTTGCGATACTATCTCTGGTAATATCTTCATCACCCCTCCAAGGTTCAACTTTGGTTGGCTTTACTTGTCTGATAATTTTATAAGATTGTGTATTTTCAGTAGTTTCAACATCAAATTGTAATTCGATACGTCCTTTACCCTTGGTTATATTGTTTACAATATATTCATTCTTAATTTTTCCAATAGTTTCACCAAACAAAGCATAAAAATATGCAGACATGAGTGAACTTTTACCAACTGCATTTTTTCTTTCAGGATTATCGATATTT